GTCATAAGAATCATCAAGAAACGTAGTCGCTTCTTTTAGAGCAGAAACAAATTTCAGGTATTTTTCTGTTCTGAGTTCTCGCCCTGTCGGGTATTCGTTGTCGATAATAAACTTTTTTAGTTCTTGGTACGGCATAATTTTTCCTTTTGTCTGTCTATTTATAATCATACCATACCTAGTAGCAAAGTTTATAGTTATTTAAGACAAAAAAAAGAGGCTTTCGCCCCCAATTTTTTCATGCCTCGATTTTATATTCAAATCCACACCCTAACTAGAATATACGCCAACCACAGGAATGTAGTCGAAGCTAAAAATAAGCCTTGAATAATATAAATTTTATTCTTTGTTCTTATTGTTAAATTAGTAGAAGAATCCATTACAATACCTATCAATGTGTTGATGACTACTGCAATAGTCATCGTTATACACACGTTTAAAAACACTTCCATTACAATCTCCAATAATTTTCATACTGCTCTTGTTTGACATTTATCACATTTTGAATTCTTGCCAGTCTAGCCTCACGACTTTCAAATAACTTAGCAACTTTACCAATCTCGATTGGATCGGTTACACCAAGCAGCCTAGCCATAAACTTAGGCATATTTTCGCTTTTTGCTTTATTAACCATTGACCGCGCTTTATCAATCCACGCAGATAGTTCATTTTTTTCTAGCTCAATTACCATTTTAGCATTGTACTCAGCCCAGAACGTGGTTTCATCCATGCGCTCCCAATAGACAGAACTATTCTTTTTTGTTTCTTTTTCAATGAAGGTAATTCCCTCACTGTCAAAAGAAAAGAAAAACGTATAAGTATTTCCGTACACGTTATCACTTACAGCCAAAAAGTTGTTAGGTGATGCAATGGACAGAATGTACTTGGCTTGTGCAACGGATTTGAACTTACCGTTGTTGTTCTTGGCAAGACTGAAAAGCGACTTTGAAATACTCATAAGCTAATCTCCTGAAAAGGTGAGAGGGGTTCCCCTCACCACAAATATATCTTACCAAATGGTGCTTTGGTGTCAAGAATTAAATTTCACTCGTTAGATAATCCACCGCTTGTGGAAAAATAATCAATATCAAAAACAGAATTACGCAAAATACAGTGTCGAACTCACAAAGACGCTCAATCGCTTTTTCCCATTTTTCATAAAACTTCACATCAAACCAAGCAATCGCCAATGGGACGTTGATCAATGTGAATGCAGTCAACAGTAAACCTATAATTGTCATTACATAAACCCTTGCATGATTAAAACTTTTTCGATGAAAATGTACCAAGCCCACGGAGGGAAGACAATACAAAAAAATGTACTCAAAACCCCTTTAGATAAAACTGTTCCAGCTACCTACATGAATATTAGGATTATTTCAGCTATATATTTCATAATTTAATCAACTCTGGTGAAATTTCTGAATCGGTTACGACATCTTCACCATAGGGATGAGAGTCTATAAACCAATGTGCAACAAGGTAAGCCAGCCATTCATACCTATACGGGCCTTTTCTAACATAACTTGATCTTTGGTATCCCTGTAAAGCATGAACGTAGTATTTTTTTATTCATCATTTTATGCCCCACTTTCGAAACGACGATAGTCAATGACTGATTTAATGTGAAATCCTCGATTAGAAATGTCTTTCACAGTTCTTTCAAGGTAGTTCACAATTTGTTTTTGTACCTCTAGCAGTTCAGAAGCGTATCCTAATCTTTTGTCGGCTGCAAGATACTTGTCAATATCACCTTTGAGAACCTTTTCGTTAAAGACTCCAAACTTTGTGTAATATTGATCTGTCTGCTTCCCGTTGAAATATTTCCATCGTTCAAGATAGACACGTTTTTGAATCTGTTGGTATTTTATCAGGGACATAGACTCGTTGGCGAACATTACAGAATATTTCTGATGAAGCTTTGGTGTTCTAATAGCTTCACCGTCAATATCAAATTCGTCAATCTCTACATCTTTTCCTGCAAGCTGAACCAGTTCAACAAAACTATTTTCTGCTTTGTCGATGAGGTCTTCTAAATCACTATTATGATCCGTACTCAATTGTTTCACCTGTGATTACGTTGTTTATAGTGTAGTGAGTGTACACGAATGTCGCAGAAGATGCAAGTGTTGTTTCGTCACCAACAATATCATATTCAATGTCGCCAATATCTGTTACGTGAGCGTTGTTGTAACGGATTCTGATCGTTGGTGCGTTGCTTCTGTCTAGGACGGTCAGTTCTACATATGACGTTAGATCGTTGCCCTGTGAGTCTTTGACGCCGCGAGAGAGTGCAAACATCCATTTGTTCAGTGTAACCCATTGCGACAAGTTTTCATCCAGCAAAAATCGAAGGGTTAGATCACCAAACTCAACCTTGTCACCGGGAAAAGGAATATTTGAAAAACGTGCTGGCATTTCCGCTGGTGTTAAACTAGCACCTCCCATGTTTGTACCTTGAATGGTGTACGTGATATCTCTATCATACCCAAGCACAGCGATAAACGAGGTTGATTTTGCTGTGTTAATAGCCTTTGTAGTCATTTGTTTTACCCTGCATCATTGTTTCCTGTATACAGGTATTTATCTTATTATTATTCTTCTTCGTCATCACCATCTCTAATAACGGTTATTCTAACTAAAAATTCTTCAACTTTTAAAGCATCAACTCTACTAGAGATTACGCCTTTATACTCTTCCATTTCTCTAAGTTCTTCCTCTACACAAGCGATTAACTTTTCTGTTTGGTGATCTGTCAACATTTGCAATACGCCTTATTTTATGAAACTACCATTAAAATTACCATAAATAGTCAACAGGAGCAACACATGAAACCATTTAAAGAATTTATCACAGAACAGTTTATGATAGCTAGAATTAATATGCCTCAGATTGATGACGTTTCTAAATTCACGGAATGGCTAACAGAGAGTATGGGTGTGGGTAGCTGGGCTTATATGGGATTGGTCGATTATTTCAAACCGTTGCAAGCGGAAGGGTTTGACGAGGACAAGATAAGAAATATTTGTATGGATATGAGAAAAGACCCTGATTCAATACCTACTATGAAACCTATCATCGTAAGTGAGGATGGGTACGTTGTTGACGGACATCACAGGTATCTTGCCGCTATTAGAGAGCAAGTTAAAATACCCTATATACTAGTATACACAACCGCTAACAAACTATTAAAATTGGCTTATGAATATGTCGCAACCTCAGATTATAAGTGAATTTATATACTTTAATGATATTAAAGATGCCTCATTTAATTCTGTTAGATTATGGAGGTCTGACGGAATATATGAGCCATTTGTATATGAAATAGAAGAAATTTCTACTGGAATGTTATATATTGGATTAAAGTGTGCTAAGAATTGCTTAGAAAGCGATTTAGGAAAAAACTACTTTACCTCTTCAAAGAGATTTGATTGGAAGTCAAACATAAATGAATTTAAGATATTGCATATTTATAAATGTGCATCTAATCATGATGCTATAAATTTAGAAGAAAAGATGATAGACAAAAGCAATGCTATATTCGATGATAACTATTATAATATAGTTCATCCAAATATTGGTTTTAATACATCTGGGCTTAAACTTCCTCCAGTAAAAGAACAAACAAGATATAAAATATCTGAGTTTGCTAAAACTAGAGTCGGTGAAAAAAATCCTTTTTATGGTAAATCACACACCGAAGAACACAAGAATTATATATCTAAAATAAATACAAAAGAAAAAAATCCTATGTATGGCACTAAGGCCACACCAGAAACCTTAGCAAAAATGTCTAAAGCCCAAAGTGGTAAAATTGGTTATTGGGCTGGTAAAGAAAGTCACGAATTTCCTTTTTATGGGAAAAAACACACCGATGAAACAAAAAAGAAAATATCAGATTCTTGGGATAATATTGAAGAACGTAGAGTAAATATGTCAAAATCTGCAAGAAATAAACCAAAACACATATGTGAAAACTGTGGTGGGTTTTTTACTAAAAGTATGCTTACTAGATGGCATGGTGATAATTGCAAAAGGAAATCATCATGAACGATATAATTATAACTAAGTTAAATGAATCTTATGTAAATATAGTATGTAAAGAAAAGTATATGGAAATTGAAATTCAAGATAAATTTAGCTTTGAAGTCCCTAATGCAAAATTTTCTCCTAAATTTAAATCTGGTTGGGATGGGTACAAACGGCTCTACAACCGCCGTAACAAGACGTTTCCCGTAGGTTTGGTGTTGGCACTACTAAGGTTTGTAAAGGGGCAGGGATACAGCTACAAGGTTGATCCTGAGCTTATTCCACAGACTGACCTCACTCGTGAAGATATTGAACACGTAATGACTACGGTGATTGATCCGCATAGCAAAGGTA